ATCCGCCAGAAAGGGCAGCAACTCCGGATGGGATGACATTAGCCTCGAGTATGTCGGCATTAGTGATCGATTGCGAAAAGGTATATTGTCCAAGATTATCTGCCAACACAGCTCTTGTTCCGTTGTAAGGGCTTCCGCATCCTGTGATGACAACTGATTGTCCTTCGGTAAATTCATGAATTCCTAGTGTGGTAAATGTAGCAACATTGGCTGACAATTCAGTTGCTTGAATTGGACTTTTGAAAGTCGTAAGCATTGGCAGAATAACTGTTTCTGCTGTATCAATAATTTGGTTCAAATAAGTATCATCATATAAAGCAGACGACACGCCAAGCACGCTTCTCAGCTGTGAGGCTGTAATTATGGTTGGCATGTCATCTCCTTACTCCCTTAATGGATGCCTAGGATCGGGAGCAACCCTAGGCACTCAGTTAAACTAATTTAGTTCTTGTTGAACCAAACTCCGCCACCAGCAAGTTTTACTGCTAGTGCGCCGTAGCCGTAATAGGCAACAGATACTTGACCGGTTGCTGTAATGTCGGAACGAAGTGTCAAGCGTGGGCTCTCATACCATGTAAAAGCATCTGGATTTACAACGATCATTGACTGATCTCCAGTTGTGTAGCCATCAAGTGATCGAGAAACATAAAGATCCAAGCCAGCAACATTTCCACGAAGTGATGTAGGAACTACATTGCCACCTGCGTTTTGTGGTTGTGATGCGTTGTAGATTGGGCGACCGCTGTCGTTGTAGCCCATGATGTTGCCCCATTGAGTGCTATTAACAATTAAGTTGCGAGCAAATCCAAGTGAGCCAGAATAAACAGATGCAGCAGCACCTGATACATATGCTAGAAGTCCAGCAGCTGTGTTATCTGCTGTTGCTGTCAAAAGTGAGCAAGATGATCCTAAAACTCCTGCAACATATGAATCTGTGGTCTTTGCATAAGCAAATTCCATTTGACGAACTAATTCATCAAAGAATGCTGGAGATGAACGATCTAGAAGTTCAACTGAGAATGTTTGTCCGCCAGCGAATTTCTTAACATCAACAGAAACGAATGATGAAGTCATGTCGGTTGTGTCGATTGCTGCTGCCTCTGCCTCTAGTGCAGTTGTTGGCACAGCTGTAATTTTAGGAATTTCGAATGTCATACCAGCAGCAGGAAGTGTGCCACGAGATAGAGCATCGATTAATCCACGATCAGCATTTGATAGACCATTGATGATCTCTGTTGATTGTGGTGTTGGAATTAAGCCAGCAACTGTGCCGGTTGTGTCAGCAGCCATTACATATTGACGGCTTTCCTCTGAACCTAGTGCAGCACGAACTGAGTGCTCCAAGTAAGTTGCTTTTGAATTGATTGGTGAGCGTGGCTTTGTATAGGCAACAGACTGAGTTGCCACTACGACCACAGGCTCAGACTTTGCAGCTTCTACCGCTTCGGTTGCGATAGGAGCATCTGAAGTAATATCAGACACTTTGTCCTCCTGTGTTGTTTGATCCTCAGCGGTTGCTTCGGAATTCTCTGGTGTATTTGTTGCAACTACTTTTTCAACTTTCGCTGATGCGATTGCTGGATCAGACACTAAACTGACCTCAGACAATGAACTTTTTGAGATGACCATTGCGCCATCTTTGTTATCCCAAGCATCAACCATTACGCCAACAGAAAATCCATCTCTTAATCCTGTGGCTGCTTCCTCAAGAGCATCATCAGCTGCAAAAGTCTTTGCTAATTTGAATGTGCCTTCCAAGCCTTGATCGTTTGCAGTAATGTCAATTAACTTACCTAATGGGCGTGTTTTGTCATGCTCTAATAACAATTTGACAGGCTTTGAAAAATCAATGCTGTCTTTAGCAAATACAGTTTTGCCGGCTGATGTATTTCCAGCCTCATTCCAAGAAACAATTGTTCCTGAGATTGTTCGCTTATTTGTATCGGCAGCGGTTATGGTAATTGGGAAATTAATCTTCATCGGATTAAGTCCTCCTCCTCTTGGATTTGCTCAACGCTCATTGCGCCAATGCGGTTTAGGATTTCATAAACTTGCGCACGCTCTAATGCAGATCCACGCAAGAAATCATCAATGTCAAATTTAACTTCAACACCATTTGGAACAAAGTCAACAGCAGATAATCTTTGCTCAATTGGAGTGATGATGTTTCTCAAGCTGAAATCAATAAGGGCTTTTCTTTCCATAACAGTCGTGCTGTATGTCATGCTAGTAGTTTCAGCAGACAAGAATGATGCCGGAATGCCAACTGCTCTTGCAATTTCAGTTGCTAGGTATTGGCGTGCTTCGTTTAATTGCAATTTTTGTGGATCAAAGCCAAGAGCGTTCAATTCAACATCAGCATTTAGAAATGCAGTCGCCCTGGTATTTCTAGCAACCTTCCAAGATTCTAAAAGTTTTGTAATTCGCTCTGGAGTAAGGTTTGTGCCATTTGATTTTAACACCATTGTTGGAACTGGCTCTTTGGCGTATAACTCGGCAGCCTTTTCTAATTCTTGTGCAGCTCTAATTGTGCGACCGGCACGATTAAGCACACCTTCATCTAATCCGCTAAATACAACTAAGGATCCAATGCCTGATGCTGGAACATGCATTCCATCAACCATATATGAAGTAATTTCAGTTTGATTTGCATTTAAGTTATAACTAACTCGATCTGGTGCGACTCTTGTCCATGCACGAACTCGACTGTTATCTGATGCAGCATAAGAATCTAAAACTTGACCATACGCAACGCCATGAAATAATAAATCCTCAGCGATCCATGCATATATGGCTGATCCTGCAACTCTGGGATCTGGTTGCATAATAACTCTTGGTGGATCTAAATGTTCTTTTGTAAAATGATTATAAGTTTCTAAAGGTAGCGAACCAATTGTTGAGCAGATTATGTTTCTTGCTCTTGCAACAGATGGCACAGACATTGCTTGTTCACGAGTTGCAGTTTGTGCGCCATAAAATAATCCGCCAACTGCTGACTGCAAATTGTATGGAGTATTAGCGGCAGCCACATCGACTGTTGGTGTAATTGCGGTATTTGTCAAAAAACGATCGAATAATCCCATTAGCACATAATATACCATAAATGCAATTTATCCGACTTGTATATCAATTTCCGTTTCTTGTTGTGTCGCAAAATAAGTTGCTAAAGCCGAAGCGACAGCTGCACAAACTGCCACTCGACTTGCACGCCTTCCGATGATCCATGACCCATCCCCATAGGGCAGTTTCGCAGCGGAAAGTGTTTGTTGGGTCAGTTCGTCTTGACCTCCATGCTGTAATCGATGGGAATTGATTGCGCCCAACCACCGATCACAACTTTCAGCATATATCGCCCCATCCATATCTGTAATGGGAATTCCAGCCGGAACTAGCCGACTTGCGACAGCTTGTGCAGTCCTTTTGGAATAAGCGACAGTCTGAACATTATATTTTCTTACATAAGGTGCAATGTCATTTGCAACCGCTAAATCATTTATTGAATAATCATTTGACCAAGTATGAAGTAAAACTAAATTAAACTTTTCACCAGGAAGTTTTTGTGTCGCAGTTAATGCCCCAAATTTTCTATCTGGTGATAAATCTAATCCAAACCAAGTTTCTTTTTCAGGATCTAAAGGTATCGGTTCAGTCTGACACAATCCCCATTTTTGTGCATCAATTGCGCTGTTAATTGTATCTACCCACTGAGCGAGTACCTCGGTTCGGACAATATCCGGAGGATCATTAATAACTGCTTTTAGATTGTCGGGATGAATGGTTATGCCTAATGATGGATTGGCTTGAGCAAATGCACTCCAATTAATCTCACCTGACGGAAGCAAGATCGGAGCATCAGGTTCTGCACTCCACTCAAACCAACCTATCGGATCGTTGGTTGTAGCTGATGCCAACGCCCTCTCACGCAATTTGTTTAGGATTACGGAATGCTGATCTCCTGCTGATGAATAAACCCATACTTGCGGATTCTTAGCAGCCATCATGGAAT